CCCCATTCCATTGTGTCCCGCTAAATGATAGCCGATTATTTTTCCAGCAATTGCAGTATTCTTGGTATAAACCAAACAACCGCAATCACCAGCTTTAGTGTCGACATCATACTTCAGAGCACTGTTTATTCTACAGGTTCCACGATTACTACCATATTCAATAGAACGCGAGATTACTTCGAACTTATCAGTGTGATGAGTAAATATAGAGGGTGTATCCCCCAATTTACGAACACCACTGATAACTGCGGAGCAATCCGGCGCCAGGGCTAATTGATTTCCTGTTGCAAATTTTGACAAAATGCAGGGTCTTTGCGGCGTTGTATTAGGCAATGTAAGAATTCCGAGATCTACTGCTAGACCTTGTAAATCCTTACACTGCACATAATGACAACGTGATAAAAGAAATTCTTGTGGTGTTGAAATATTCATAGCTTTAACATAAAATTTATGGTTCTTCGCGCGTACTTGGAGGATGAAATGGTTTGGAACTAAGAGTTGAGTACCTCTTAGAAACACTCCATTTACTCTTCCTCCTTCTGAATCTGTCAATAAAACTGAATTCTTTAAAGTTGTGCTTTCCCATTGTTCCAGTTGAACAAGGTCCGAGGACTGTGCCTTTATAACGCTACCTTTGATATCGATAACATTACAAGGCAAAGACTCGGGACGCAACTTAAAAGGATTCACTTTTATATTAGATTCACGCGATTCAGACATAAACTTATGTTTTGGGCTACGAACATGTGCTTCCCTACTTTCAGAAAAATACTGAGACAATTCAGCATGTTGTGAGCTTGCTTTACGAACTACTTCGGGAGAAGATTTAGATATAGCTTCTTTCAACCAATTAAGGTGAAGAGTTTTATCTTTTTCCTCCTTTGATAGCATATAGAGCAAGACATCAACAGCATACTGATATGTCCCAACATCATGATCTGAAAGTAGTTGGTCACACGTTTCACATTCACAGGTCGTCGATCGAAGTTGGTCCAAGGTCGGTGATGCAAAGTAAGAACAGCGTTTTGCACCAAAGTATTGTCCGAAGACTCTACTCATTCCCCACCCTGCAAGAGCGATACCGCCTACTGATAGTAGACCGTACCACTGCTTGGAGGTGAAAAATGAATAGAGCCAACCAGACAATACGTTGGTGGTTTCCTTCAGCTTATTCTTACTATTTTCAACAAAAGTCGAGAAATTTCTAACTAGTGTACTATTCATTGCTTCGTCATAGATTCTTTGTGCGTGATCAACAACTGGTGCTACTTTTTCCTTAATGGGTTTCAAGAAAAATGCAGCAGCAGAGTCAATCGCATCACAAGCATCTTCAAAAGTTTCTGAAATAGTATCACTAATTTTAGTTTCCTTTCCTTTGCATTCGAGAAAATCATCTATAAAATCTTTCGTTTTGTCAGAAGATTTCTGGGACAAGTCCGGCAAAAAGTCTTTGGAACAGTGGGCGATGGGATTACCATCGACATCCATCTGTGCTTCAAGACACTTTTCGAACTTCTCCAAGAATTCCTCTGATCCTCCTCCGTCAGGTTCTCCCATTCCTAATTGCTCAAGAATGGACTCACGAAGGTCGTTGGATTTTGTTAGGTTCTTTTCTGACACTTCCCAAAAGTAATCCATGAATTCATCCAGTGACATATCTTGCTTTATAATAGTTGGCGTGCTAGCACCAAAATTATAAAGATCAATATTGTACACATCCTTATTGAAAGCATGAGGGCCTTTAGCTACCCTCCTGTCGTCAATAACCGTATATGTTTGACACAAGCTACTCTTTCCCCAATGGGGATTGACTCTAACTTCTATAACTACATCCCATCGTCTGAGGAAGGCAGTTGGATTAGCGATAGATTCAATCTTAGGGTTTTGTTCGTTGCTTGAGGCTAATACATACGGGGAGTTAAAATAACAATTCTTTTTATCTTGCACACTTGACATGTGAAGATGAAAAGGAGCATCATTTTTAACTCGAATGAATTCAAGAATTTCAGGATTGGGAACTGCGACACAGTCTTTGGTTTGCATCATGTCATCATACTCGAGAATCGGTTGCCCCATATACCCATCCCAGAATTCGTTTTTCACGTCTCTGGGGTGGGATATGGTATTAATATTCCAAGTCTTACAGTCAGCATACTTCTTCTTGTATATAGCAAATTTAATGTATTTCATCAGGTTTGATTTTCCTACACTAGATTTGCCATATACATAAAGAGATGTTGGAGCAGATCGACTTTTGTTGGAATAAGCAGCCGAATTTCGAGCACTAAGAAAGGTTTCCTTGAGTTGACTTTGCAGAGAAGTGATGTGACTCACTAGTGCATTGTCCTTGGCCCTAAGAGCTGCATATCTTATTGAAGTCAAATCATCATCGAGTTCAATAATATGATTACAGATCTTAGCGTCACGGTCAATGTAACTAGTAATGTGTGGTTCATTTCTCAACAGAGATACTCTAGCAAGGGCTGAAGCTAATTTGGGATAATCTTCTTCCAATTTAACTTCAGCCAATGTTTTACCTAAAGTACATCTGTAGTACATATCAACGAAACAGTTCTTAAACCATTCAAACAGTTCAAT